ACCCAGTCAAATCCACCATCAACAACAGTCAATGACCTTCCAGACATACCGAGGTACTTCTTTGGAATTGGATTCACTGGAGGTGGAGGAGGCTTATGAGCAGCCAGTGTCATCAACGCCTTATCAGGAGCCATTGATGCTGGAGGAGCCTTCGCCATTGCCTCGGCAGCCATAAGTGCGCCAATAGGAGCGGCTGGAAGTAAAGAAAAGAAAGCTCTACGATTCATTATTTGCCTCCCTGTAATGCTTGCTACAAGTATGTCTATAACCATCGTCTGATGGCCACCCAGAGGTGATATAACGGCTACATCCTTCAACATCACAAAGACCAAGGATTTCTTTGATCTTACTCATATCGTTCTGTTCAATAGCTTTGCGAATATCTTCCTTCATATTCAAATCAAACTCGTTGCTGATAGTCAACCCGCTGGAACATAAAGGAGCATAAGCATCTGGACCGAAACCCAAACGTTCATAAATCAGGTAACGATAAGAACCGCCTTCGTTAGCGTGCTCTACGATATGCTTCAAAACCCAGCGAGTCACTGCCAGCTTCATATCATATTCGCAACACTCAGCTGCTTCGTCTAATTCTTTTTCTCTTTCACTCATGGCTTCTCCAATTTTTGAGAAAGCATCCCACATATTTTCTTTATCGCTCATTTGAACCCCGCAAATTTAGCTTTATCAAACTTACTAACTTTCTTATTACGCTCTGTATCTTCACTCATGAACTTACCGTTGTCCATAACTGGACTATCGTCAGTTAGATCCTGCGCTGATTGTTCTACATCATAGAGACGCATTTTTGCACGATCAATACCAACGACGAACCGACGATGCAACCCTGGATCATTATAGCGGTTCTTGAGCTGCTTAACCATAATTTGACTGAATCCTTCCAGCTTTTCGTTGGTGTGTATCCCAAACATAAAATCAGCTGTGGCTGGGAGTCCAAAGGATTCTGACGTATCTTCCAAGCCCAAGTCGCTGTTCGAATATCCGCTTCGAGTTGTTTGAGTCGCACTGACGACAGGGACATTAAACTCCACTGCGAGTCCTCGCAACTCTTCTGCGATTGCCTTGACAAGGGTATATGAATTGACGTTGGCTCCATTCTTAATCCTCGATGACATACAGATATTCAAATAATCGATGTAGATAATATCTGGTACAAAGTTCTTTTTTAGTTTCAATTCATTCAGAAGATGGCGGAAGTTTGCAGACCCTGCGCATGCTGTAGGGTACTCCTTGACGATCAGCTTACCGTTGGTTTTGCTACGAACACGCTGAACCTTCTTATCGTAGGCGTCCTTGGGTAACAACGCTAGTTCATCAACAGGAGTATCAAGCAGGTTGGCGTCAATACGCTCTGCAATTTTTTCTTCCGCCATCTCCATCGTAATGTACAGCACGTTCTTGCCGCTTACAAGATTAGATGCTGCACAGTGACACATAAACAATGACTTACCAACGCCAGTACCAGCTAGGCAAATATTGAGTGTTTTCTTAGGCAATCCGCCCTTGGTAATCTTGTTGAAATACTCAAGATCAAAAGGTATTTTTTCTTCTTTGCGATGATAGAAGTCGAATCGCTCTTCAAAGTCTTCAAGGAAGTCGTGACCAATGTGTGTATCGAAAGACACACCAAGCGCATCAGAAAGTATCTTTGGAATGCTACCCTTGCCCTCAACAGTTTTTTTATCGTCAAGGATTTGAATTGAAGACATGATAGCATTATAGATAGCTTTGTCCTGACAAAACTTCTCAGTTTGATCAAGCAACCATTCAATTTTGGTTTCAGTATCAACTGAAAGTCCAGCGATCAATTCTTTAGAGTTTTTAAAAGTCTCTTCGCTGACGCCATCCTTGTTCGATAGATCAATCGCCAAAGCTTCTTTAGAAGGGAACGCATTATACTTGCTTACGTATTCGGCGATGAGTTTGAAGACAAGTTTATCTTGTTGATTTGTAAAGTAGTCGTCTTTGAGGAACGGAATGGTTTTACGAGCATACTCTTCATTGAAAACCAAATTACTAAGAATCGTAGTTTCAATCGCCATGTCCAATCCTCCGTTCCGACGTTACGTGCATAAATTTCTTCCGACTCGACCATTGTTGCTTTCAATGATCGAGTGCTATAATCGTACTTTACGGAACTAGGCTGTTTCTGATACATTCAATATTCCGTTACAATAGTTTTCAGCTGCGTCCTGAGCAAAATAAATGCTTTTTTCAGGATAAGAAACACTGTAAGTATACTGGTCGTTTTCATAAAAGTCAATGAAATAATAACAAGCTTTCAAGTCAACGTTCAATACAGCCTTACGGGATTTATCGCCGCTGTTATACTCAGATATCGTCTTCCAACCCGTCATCATCGTCCTCCATAATAGCGCCAGTTGACATCTTATACTTAGTTTCAATATACTTGGCGAAGTCAGTGTTGCTGAACATATCCATCCAGAACTTCTTGTTGTCCACGATGTCTGCCGCTCTCATTGAGGGTTGACGGACCTCTCCAGTTTCTTTATCGACTGTTGCATACCATCCATTCTTTGGCTTAACAATATAACCGCCGTCGAGAGCGACATCAAGGAGACCTGACCAACGATTAATACCACCTTCAAAAGAAACGGTAATCGGAATTTTCGACTTTTCTCTAACATAGCGTGACTTCTCGATGTTGATTACGAAGTGATAACCGTTGATGCCTTCTGAGTCCTTATCCTGCTGACGACCAAGAATCCAAATAGCGTCGGCTGAATAATAAGAACCAGTACCTCCACCAACAACGTCCTTAGCATACAACTCCATTGTCTTGTACGTATGATTGATGACCGCCATAGGAATATCCTTCAAAGAAAGGTGCGGTGTGATCATACGGAACAAAGACTTCAGCTGCTTCGCGCGAGACATATCAGCTACGCTCTTACCGTCGAGCGCATCGTCAACTTCCTTTTTCGAAGCAAGGTTACCGATAGAGTCGATAACAATCATAACATGATCATCGCGAGTCAACTCTTTCATCTGCTGCATGATATCAAACTTCAGCTCTTCAATATCAGTGATCGGTGTATGAACCACAGAATCAAAAGGAATACCAAACGTTTGAAAATAAGACTGAGGAGTACCAAACTCAGAATCATAAAACAATACGATACCATCTTTGTACTTCTTTAGGAAAGAGGAAGCAAGGAGCAAAGCGAAGCCAGTTTTGAAGTGTTTTGATGGACCAGCCAACATCGTCAAACCGGGAGTGATGCCACCGTCAACTGACCCAGACAACGCAACGTTGATCATAGGTACAGAGGTAGGAATCATATCTTTCTTAGTAAAGATCTTGCTGTCAGCAAGAGTTGAAGTCAAGTCAATTGTAGAGTTTTTGATCAGTTTATCTTTAAGAGACATTAGCCCACCTTTATAAATTTGCTTACGGAAATTCGACCATTCATATTATCGTTTGTTTCTACGTTCATCTTGATCGGATAAACGCCATGAAGTTTGTAACTGGGAAATATAATTATGTCTCCAGGTTCCGGATCATAAACTTTTCCTCCTACTTCTAATTGACCGCCACTGTATGGTTTAGGGGTTCTATGGAAAACTGTAATCGCTGTTATCACGCAACGATCTTTGTGTAACCCATATTCTTGTTTATCCATGTAATGGTTTATTAGGTTCGTTTGAACAGTGTTCATTTTTAAAAATTCGTAAAAATCTGTTTCTTCAATAAAGCTGTCTATAAACTCTTTGTCGTAAATTTTGTTCATTGTTTTTATGACCGTTGACGATTCAGCACTCATAACTGATTCAATCAAAAGACCTTTACTGTTACGCAACAACTTACCATCAAGAACAGCACCTCCAGCCTTAGATGAATCTACAAGAAATTCATCTTGACATAAAAATTGCAGTTCAAGTAACATATCATCTACTTCTTCTTTTGTAAAGAAGTTTTTACGAAATATAACCATAGTATACCTATTTCAGGGTCAATAGTCAACTAGAAAAAATCATCGAGCGTGGCTCGATCATTCAATGTCCAATCAATCGTTTCTGTGATTGCCACAAGCGGTGCGAGGAAACTTTTTTCGAATTGAGTTTCTCGGTCAATGTACTTATCTAGCTCAAATTCCTTGGGGATAAAGTCAGCGCAGGCAATGACTGTATCCTGGATAGGGTTTGGAGTTTTCAGATAAGCGAACTTGATTTTATCGCCGTCAGACAGCGGAGGAATATTCTTGATGCCTTTCACCTTCAATAGATGATTGAACAACAAAGCGCCCTTCACCTGAATAGGCGTCCCCAATTTATAGATGTCGTTCGCCGATTGATAATTTTTCATACCTTTCAATCCGCGAGGAAACGCAACATCTTCGAATGGTAGATTCAAAAACTCAGCGCGGAACTTATCAACGAACTCCTTCAGCTGCTGTTGATTCCCATTCATAATAATACCGAGTGCTGTTTTGATGTTTTCACGGCAAGCATGCGGTGTTGAAGAACGAACAGCTTCAATACCCTGAATCTTCAGCTTTGGTTTATCATACTGCACGCCTTCAACGTTCCATGCGTTGAGGATGTACATTTTCTTCGCTTTCCAGATGCCTTTGTTAGCGATAGTTTCGCGCTTCATCTGCATCTTCTGCTGATAAGCATTCATCATACCTGCGAGCTCGTCATAACAAGAGTCAAGATATGGCTGAATTTTTTTTTCACAGAACTGATCAATAAGCTTTACAGCTTCAAGCTCGTCAGAGTTAGCTGGGATAAGCTTCTCAAACGTGACGTAAATCGAATCTGTATCAGAAGCAATTACATAATCAACCCCGTTCGTTTTGCAAATTTTGTTGAAGTAAAGATTGACTTTTTTCTCGATCCACCTAATAGAGAGTTGACCCGAAGTGGTA